GGTTTCAAGTCTGGTTTGCAATTGATTGGTTAGGTCTCCAATGATTCTAGCGGGAAGTCTTGCTGCACTAGATAAGAACCTTTGAGCTCTACCCTCGAGTGAACTGGCGAGTCCCGCAAAAATACCCAGTGAATGATAGTCTGAATCCGTTGAAGATTCAGATTCCTCTATGACCCAACCTGCCCTGATCTTGAACGATGTGCTAAACGGTTTATCCTCAGTGTAGGCTTTAATTTCACTACCACTTGTTGGACCACCTAGCGTCTCCGAAAAATCAAATTCGCATCTTTGTAGTCTGTACTTTATTTGGTGTAGCCCGCTCGCTAAATTAGCAGAACGATCGTCAATGTCTCTAATTTCAAATAGGGTGATCGTCATGTCGAAAGTTCTTAAATTATCGGGTAGGGTGTAGCATAGTTTATCCGCATCGTAAATTGCTTTACGGTAGTACTCCGCGAACTTAAGCAAAGGCTGTTCGATTGAATCTAGGCAATTTATGGTAATTTCTACCTTTTTGTCTCCTTCCTTAACTCTCGATGAGGCTTTCCACAGTTGATCAACCCCTTGAATTGATTGGAAATACCATGGAGATTCTTGAAGTTTTCTTAACTGTGTAATCGCAGCAGTTAAGAACCCGGAAGTTCGTTTTGTCCATGCCGATCCGTACTCTAATAGCCAATCTTGAGCGGACCATTCTACGTTAACGTACTTAGAATTTTTCGCTAGAGACTCTTTATCTCTAGCTGGACGTAATAAGTTGTCCCAATACAAATCATCGCCTGTCGTCGAGGTTACCGTTGGAATCCAGGTAGAGTTTTCATCAGCTTGATTTGGAAAAAAATCAAGATCAAAGGTTAGAAATACTGGGTCCTGTACATCGGCTAGCGCGCTCTTTACGAATTGTTTATAACGCTTAGGTCCGTTTATTAATTGAGCCATTATTATTAAATTTTATTTTCCATTTTAGGTTCAGGTAACCAACTACGTCTACTTAGCATCATTACTGTTGAAAACTTTTGTCTAGGTTCAGCCATTGCATTGTAGTGATACTCTATACTTTTAACGTAATAAGCTCCACTTAAGTACTCATCCTTAATTTGAGCAGAAGCCGTATCTCTACCAGTCTTGTCTCTGTCCTGTTGGCTGTCTTGTACTATTAATTCGTCCTTGGTCGAATCATCGCTAGCTCTCTTTAATCTATCTCCATATATGTCAACCGCTACTCTGGCTCCTCTGCTAATGTTATGATTAATGCCGTCAAGTTTGACTCTCATTAGATGCTTTTCAGTTTCTTCACGATTATGATGATTCACTAATTTTGCGTACTTGTAACTTAGGTGAGAATTTCCATAATCGGTTCCCATCCATTTGACTACTTCATTGCCTTCGTCCGTGTAATCGGTGAGATCTGGAGTTTGATGCACCTGTTCTCCGTCTGGTGAGACAGTTGATAGCGGTTCAACGAACCAATCTTTAAGAGCTTCTTCCTCTCCGTGTTGATACATTTGTAGTCGCTTTCTGAAACCTGATCTTTTTAGAATACTTCCATTTTCACTCATCATTGAGTATTCAACAATCGTAAAATCTGATCCTGCTCCAAGACTTGATCCGTTTGTCAAGATTATTGGAACTTGTTCGTCAATGCTAAGACTTTCAGATGCATCTTTTGCCAAACTTAGGTCAATATATTCAGTTGAGGTCGCAGCATATCCCATTGGAATGTCTTTATCACTGTCAAACGGTTTCAACTGATTTTCAACGTTCACTAAACACAGTGTGTAATATCGGTCAATGAAACACTCAAAAAAGGAGTCTTTATTTTTGAATGAGTGATCCGCAATCGTCTTGATGAAGGACTTATAGTTCAGATTTGGGTTGATCCATGTCATCTTATCATCAAACGTTTCTTCATTTGATGCGTATCCGATTTCAAGCTCTCTAGCTATTTGCTGTAGTGCCTCTTGTGAAGTCATGTTTGAATATGACTTTATGAAATTTCCATTCAATTTTGGGATGTATAGTTCGCCATAGAAATCGTATCTAATGGTCGATTGACTCATTGGAATCGATTGAATGTCTGTTATTAAAAATGTCTGACATAGCTCATTTAGCTTAGCATGACTTTTTGCAATGTAAATTGTTAATAGCGGATTCTTTTTGGGAAAAGTAACGGACGTGAATGTTCCAATTGAATCAAAAATGCTTACATGTATTTTCGGAATAAAATCATCATAATAAATTGAGGCTGATATAATATCAGTAGATGCAATTCTAGCATTTCCTATCTTGATCAGCGGAGATTTCTTTCCAAGCTGATCTGCGTATCCAGTACGATCGGGCGTTCTCTGAACATCACCATCCGGTTTTTCTAGATCAAGAATGTCAAGACTCGGTGGAGTCAATTTAGGATCAATCTTAGTAAGAATTATGCTTTCTAATCCCATTAACCGTTAATTTTATTTTTTAACAAAGTTGAAAGAAGCTTAGTTCTTGAAATTGGATCAGGGCAATCTTCTTTTTTAATCGATGTAACTCCTGAACCAAATACGACCTTTCCATTTGCTATCTTGACCGACGTGTCCTTGGCTGCAGTAGTCGGAGCGACCGCCGTTCCGTATTTAGTTGCTAAATAGTCAAGACGCTTTTGATCCTGCTTAGTAGCAGGCTTAATGAATTGAGGTTTCTTCTTCTTTCTGGTTGAGGTTGTCCAATTATTATCTGATCCATTTAATCTATCTGGATTAGATAGCATTGCCGATAGTACTGAACCGTCAGGTAGTTTAAGGATGTCATTCACATCAATTGCAAATGGATTTGAAATTCCATTGTATTTCAGTAAAAGACATAAAAGACTTGAAGTCTGATAAAATATTTTAGAAATTAAATCACCTCTCATCTGTAATCCATCTTCAACGATATATGTTTTACCTTGATTTACAGTTACTCCCCTAAACGAAACGCTTCTCCTAGTTAGGTCAACCACCGAATCTCCGTTAGTTTTGGTAAAGCTTATCTTTTTTCCAAGTATTGCAAGTTCTATCATGTTTGATTAGTTATTTCCGTATTGGCGCTGATAGTACAATAATAACAAGCTATCGTCCAATTTACTCTTGTCTGATGCAGCCGTGAAATTATTCCCAACCTTGTCAAATCCATAGCCTGTCAAGAATCTATCCCTAAACGATTGGTATGCCTGTTTCTTTCCAGGTTCAAGGTCAGAGTATACTTTGCCTAGCTTATCTGGAGTAGTTTCAGAGTTAGTTAAAGAATTCCAAACTTTATTATTTTGTTCTCCAAACGTATCATCGGCTGAAGAAGTTCTAAGAGCTCCAGCGGTCAATTTAGTTTGACCATGGTTCAGCATTCTTTCAATTGCAGTTTTATCTCTAGGCTTTCCTTGTCTTAATGTGACCGTGAACATTACACCGGTTGGAAAATCGTCCGGTCCAAGCTCATCATCCCATACCATTTTAACGTCTGAACAGAGTAGATCTCCCATTACAAATATGGGGTTCATTGGATTTCCAACAACTATATGCCACTCGCCAACCGGTCTATCTGACAACGCTGACTTAATTGAAATTAGGTCCGGAATTGTTCCGCCCAGCAAATCAGGTCTCATTAATCCAGTCTGTAAAACTTTTTGTCCAACTCCAAGCGGATCTGACACGATTTTACTGCCGGCCAATTTTACTGCGCCCACTAGATTTGCCCAAATTGTACCGAATTCTTGTGAGTTATTACCAGCATGAGTTGAACCCCAGCTGGTCAAAATATTACCGATTGCCTCAGTTGTGGTAGGATCGAATTTTATTCCAAGCTTAGGAAAGTATCTTGCAAGCTGACCCAAGAATTGAGCATCTTGATATGTTAAGTTCATGAAGTTTGAAATAATATCAAGAGCAGCGATTTTCGGGCTCATTCCATTAAATGATCTAAACGTGTAATGAAATTTCAAAACAATAGGATTGGACTCCCAGCCGGTTTGAATTCCTCGTTCTCTTCGAGTCGATTTGGTTATCACGTTTACTGGTCCATATATTCTATTCCAATAAGGCCCGCTAGTTTGATCGTATAGATTTCTTTGATACCTCTGGATTTTTTCCTCGTATCCTGAAGCTTGCTGCATTTGTGCATCTGTTCCAACTGTTCCAACATACGCAGCTGTGATCGCTGACGCAATTTGATCTCCACCGGTTCCAACCTTTTTGACTAGATTCAATAATTCGTTCAATGTAATCTCATTACCTTCAATCGTTTGACCAGTTGATCCGTCTACTGCATTAATTGTAGTCCATGGAATGTCCCAGTTGAAGACTCCAAGACTATTTAAAGTATTAGCAGTATCACCTCCGAACCAGGTAACTGCCTGTGCGACCGGTATAGCATTTCGACGCTCTCCACCAAGCCTCAATGAATCTCCTATCGGAAAAGGATACCTACGTAACGTGACCAATCGGTTGTTTGGAATTTTTCCGTAGTACTTACAATACATGAAATCAGTATATGAATATGGCTGAAAGCCTACAGAGGTTGATGCCGATACTTTCGAGCCCCAATCAATTAATCGGTTGGCAGTAGGGTTTGAGAGAACATCTGTTGAATTTTTGCTAAAATTCCTAGCCGCTGCTGAGACTGCACCCTCGCTGTTCTGATAAAACTTGATTCTAGCTTCAATATCTTTTACAAGAGTGTCCTTGCCTCTTCTAGCAGCGCTATTTTTTGCGTTTTGCAGAGCTGTTATTCTAAGTAAACTGTTTGCTTGAGACGCGGCTGTGTATTCTTGATCAGATTTTAATTGACTTGAAAATCCAATAAAGTGTCCTTCTGCTCGATACGATGCGCCCGCGTTTAGTGGAGCGTATTGAAACACCGTGAACTTGTTCATTATTGAACTCACGTTGTGTTGTAAGAAACCTTGGTCGTTTGGAGCAAGTAAAGAGTCACTAGCTTCAAATGGAGTCTTTGCTTCCATTCCGGCTAACGCTTCCATGTAGTTGACTCCCGCGAACGCTTGTGTTATCAATAGAGAATTAATATCTGCTGCCATTAAATGCAAATCATTTTAGTTTATTTATCGCAGAAAATAAAAAAGGAAGACTTGAGGTCTTCCTACTATCGGTATTATATGGTCAGGCGAATTACCATCCTCCAATCGTGAACTCGTAACTAAATTGACTAGCGTCAAATGACTTATTCATGTGAATTTCGACCGAAGTCGGCTCAATCGGAAAATGCTGTTTTGCATTGTCCCATTCAAATCTATCTCCGATGTTATCGTCGATCATTTCAATGAAAGTGTTCACCGATTCATCGTTAGCTTCATCCCAGGTCTCAATATCAATCACCAATTTCATTCGTTTAGGAATGAATAACATGGTTTGAACGCCAGAATCGTCCCACACTATTATTATATCGTATTCAAGTTCCAGTTTGTGAGCTGACACGTATTCAATCTCAGTTGCACTGGCAAATCCCATTGCCCTAAGTTCAGCTTGCTCTTCCTTTGATATTCCCGGATCTTCGTTGTCTATTGTGTCAGGATTGTCATACAGGCTAACTTCACTACGCTCGAATGTCTTTTTAAAAATTTCAGGCTTTCGATATTGGTATTGCGACCACTTAAGTTGATCTGGCCCTTTATATGATTCAGTTATCAAGTAAGACCTAAATGATTCGGTTGCCTTTGACATTACTTTATTAGATTTTCTCTTTTCATCAGATCCGCAAATGACATTGCGTATCTTTCATTAATTCTCTTTTTGCTAGATCTGCTTGTTTTTTCAGCAGCCGCTTTTCTGCTTTTTATCAGTTCAATATTGTCAGAATACAGACCTGGAACAACATTGATTCGTTCCCCATTGTATTCAATAGGTTCATCCAGCTCAACTTCAAATCGATCGACGTCAGGCTCGTAGTTGTTTTGATAGATCTCTGAAATGGTACCAGTAGTACCATCGACCATTTCAATGACGCCATTTTGTAGCTCTTCAGCGTCCGCCTTAATCATAATTCTGTCTCCGATTGAGAATTTCATGCTGGTTCCTTTTTAATTTTTAAAGTTAGTGTACCGGTTCCCTTAATTAGACGATGCCATTCATGTCTTGGAATCAGTATAGTATTATTTAACGAGGTCGGTAGTGCATTATCCAATTGGATCATCCAGTCCGTCTCATTTTCTGAAATTATTTCCCTAGCCTCATCATCACGGTGCCACTTTAACTCTATTGGATCAATCGTTTGAGAAAATTCTCTAATCAGAACCCCATTCTCTTCCTTGAGATTAGTGTATGGCTTTTCCATATTACCAAAAGCCTGGGTAAGTTTTGCCGCCCCATAAATGAGCGTATCGGTTAATTCTGCAT